TAAATTGACCCGCTTACCCTCCTTGCCGCCGCCAACACCGCAATCGCTCTGGCGAAAAAGGCTTGTCAACTTTATAAAGACATTAAAGGAACGGCAGGGGAAGTAAAGGAAGTGTTGGATGATCTTAAGCTGCAATTTAGCAAGATACAAAATCCAACTCCAGAGCAAAAAATGCAGTACCACGCAGAAGTTGAGCGTGTTCAGGAAATAGCTAAAACTGATCCCCATGAAGTGTACGCAGAAATTGGTAATCAGCTTGGCGCGTTAATGGATGCTTACGATGCAATAAGCAAAGCATTTATTAAAGAAGAAGCTAATGCCAAGTCTGTGTACAAGGGTGATGAATCAATAGCTCGTAGAGCATTGAGGCGTATTTTGATACAGGCCAGATTGGATGCAATGCTTGTAGAAATACGAGAGATGATGGTGTATCAAGCGCCTAAGGAATTAGGTTCGTTGTGGATTAAGTTTGAAGAAATGTGGGGTAGGATTGTTGCTGAGCAAGAGATTGCTCTTGTTGCTGAGCGCAGACAAGCTGAGTTAGCAAAATGGCGACTGGCAAATATAAAAAGAAAAATCAAGGAACAGACAGCACTAATTATCGCGGTGCTATTCATAATGTTGTGGTTCCTATGGCTAATGATAATGATAAGGATGAGCGCGACATACCGTGGTCTTTACTCATCGCCGTGGTGGTCTTGTGTTTTGTGCTAGTGATTGCTCTCCCTGTTATGGGAATCATGTACATGGACATGAACAACGCAACAATTGCAGCGATGGAAGAAATAAAGAAGATGCGTGAACTCAGGGCAAAGATATTAACTCAGATGCAGGGTGAATAATGCTTACAATCTTTTCAACATTAGTCTCATTTCTAATGGGTGGCCTACCCAAAATACTTGATCTGTTTCAGGATCGCGCAGATAAATCTCACGAACTAAAGCTGGCTCAGATGCAGACAGAGCGTGAGATGCAACTAGCTGCCGCAGGATACGCAGCCCAACAACAAATAGAAGCTATTAAGCTTGACGAGATAAAGACTCAGACAGCATCGGATGAGAGGCAAGCCTTAATAGGCGCACAACAATCTGAGATGCAAGCTATCTACGCCCACGATACAAGCCTAAACGAAGGCACAAGTCAGTGGATGAAAGACTTACGCGCTAGTGTCAGGCCAGTAATTACCTATGGGTTCTTCTTCTTATTGGTAGGTATTGATGGTGTGCTGGCATACAAAGGATTGACTAGCGGCGTTGACTTTAATGCGTTGGCTGACCAGTTATGGGATAACGAGACTCAAGCGTTGTTCGCTTCGATTATTGCGTTTCACTTTGGCGGCAGGGCTTTTGGCAAATGATAAGCCCCAAGGCTCTAAAGATGATCTCGCATCACGAAGGTGTGAGAACTAAGCCTTATCGTTGTCCAGCAAAGCTTTGGACTGTCGGAGTAGGCCATGTCATTGATCCTAACCACGGCAAATTGAAGATTGAAGATAGAGTGGGATTGCCGTGTCCTGAAGGTTGGAATCGCACATTCACAATGGAAGAAGTCAATGCCATACTTGCAAAAGACCTTGAGAGGTTTGAACGAGGAGTTCTTAAATATTGCCCTGCTGCTGGCAGTAAGCAAGGCTGGCTGGATGCTTTGGTTAGCTTCAGTTTCAATGTAGGTTTGGGAACATTACAGCGCAGCACACTACGCCAGAGATTCAATCGTGGTGACTATAATGGTGCGGCAGAGGAGTTTCTGAAGTACACGAAAGCTGGTGGCAAAGTCCTTAAAGGATTAGTTAATCGCAGGAATGATGAACGCGCATTATTTATAGCGGGGTAGAAATGGCTAAGAATCCTAGTTTAGCTGTAGGTCGCGGTGAGAAGCTTCCAGCAAGCAAAGGCGCTGGATTGACTGCCAAGGGCAGAGCTAAGTACAATCGTGAGACAGGAAGCGATCTGAAGGCTCCCGTCACCACTAGCAAGCCTAGCAAATCTGAAGCTGGCAGACGGGCATCTTTCTGCGCTCGTATGGGTGGGATTGTTAAGACAGCAAAGAATTCTGAACGTGCTAGAGCATCTATGAGGAGATGGAAATGCCGATGAAACCCGGACTGTATGCCAATATCAATGCCAAACGTGAGCGTATAAAAGCAGGTAGCGGTGAGAGAATGAGAAAGCCGGGAAGCAAAGGCGCTCCCACGGCTCAATCATTTATTCGCTCCGCGAAAACAGCCAGTAGAAAAAGCAAGCGGTAAGTATCAAACAAATACCAGCGCCTACTAATAAGCCAGCAACAAACGTAATGATGGAGAATGTTTCCATAGTTACGGCTGCGCTAAGAAGCTGCGTATCTCGGCAACTGGCATACCTAATTTTTCATGAATAACGAGAATGTGACCAGCACTGATCTTCTTTTTGCCATGACGATACCTGCTTATGTCTGGCTTACTTATCTTTTTGTCAAAGAATTCATAAAGCCTTGCGTCATTCTTTAGGCTTTTTGTTTCCATGATGTAATCGAACAAAGCAAAGTCTGGTCTTTGTATGTATTTTTCTTCAGTCATGCTGTCTCCTTATGGTGCTGGAATAAGTTTTCCATCAAATGCGTAGGTTCCTATATGCGTCAAACCTACCCACGGTGCTGCATATATCTCACCACCGTTATCTCTCCATGTCTTACAGAAGTGATAGTCCTCTGACAGCAAGCGCTTAGTCTCTGGCTCAATACTCTCTGTAAAGTATTGGCTAATCTGTTCTGCCCCTATATTTCCAGACAGATCAGTAACGTCATTGACGTACCAAGGAACGATAGGCTTTAGCTTTTCAAACACTTCACGCTTAATCAGCATGAATCCTGTGCCACCATTCCAAATTTCCACTGGCTCATTTACTGGAACCGTAGCCTCACCTACATAGTTCTTAAGATTCACTACGAAAGAACCTGTGTGGTACTTCAAATGACTGTCAGGCACACCAGACTCTATTGCCTTGCGTACTCCTGCCCAATTAACTTCTTTCTTAGGGTAGATACCGCAAATAACATCCTTGTCTGACTCAATCATTTGCAAGAAGTCAGCAGGGTTGAACTGAATGTCTGCATCTATAAACATCAAATGCGTTGCGTCTGACTTCATAAAGCCATGCGCTAGAGCATTCCTGCCGCGAGTAATCAAGCTTTCGTTAAACATGAATGACATCATGCTCTGTATGTTGTTGTCTCTCAGCAGGTTATTCAATTGCAGTAAGCTTTGTGCGTAAAACCCGAAACACTGTCCACCATACATAGGCGTAGCGATAAATATTTTTTTCATTTGTTCATCCTGTAAAACCATTTATCTGCTCTGCGCTGACAGTCAATGCTGTAACCGTTAGCTCTGAGTTCTGAAATAATGCTGTTGACTGCACACACTCCTGCCTTCTGGATAATATCTAGCGTTGTGTATTCCCCTCCCCGCCCCAAAAGATTTGCGACTTTCTGTAATCGTTCAGACTTATCAAACTTTGCAGCATTCACGATATATCCTCCACTCTAATTACGTATCTGCCTTTACTGTTCTTGCGCCAGCCATGTACTTCAATTCTTATTCCGGCATCTCTGACTAGCGCAACCGTGGTCGATTCTTGAATCTTCTTTATGCGGTTAGCAACAGCGGAAGCCGTTACCTGTACCGCTAACACTTCATCCTTGCGTATAGCTAAAATGTCGCACCACCCCCACAAGTCCTTCCTTTGCTTGGTAAAAGAATTCCACTTCTCAACTATCTCGCAGTGGTAGCCTTGCTCTCTTAAATACTCAAGACTTCGTTGTGTGGGTGAGCGACTAGCAGCCATCAGAAAGGAATCTCATCATCTCTGTGTGGGCTGTACTCTCTTACTGTGCTGCCCTCAGTAGGTTTCTTGTAGCTAGGATCAGGCACAAAGTTATCCTGCGCTAAAGATATAAGCTCACCTACTGGAGTAGGTTTACGCCACCCTGCAAGCTTGACCCACTCTCCTTCTTTAATGTCTCTGTCAGCAGTAAAGCCACCTTTAAGGTGAGGTTGTGTATCTGTCTTGCGTTTATCGTTGGTGAACAACACGCCTTTTCCGGGGCGTTCGTTATGGTTCTTCATATTTCCTCCAGAGAATTAGCAGCCGCCATTACTTTCATTTTGGTAGGTGCGTCTAACTTGTCTATAACAAGACCGTTTGCATCTTTAAGCATCTTTAGCTTGTCGCGTTTGGTGTCATCGCTAAGCTTTTGGCTTGCCTTTATTTTGTGAACCATGTCGTGAAAAGATGTCTCCCACTCGACTAAATCCGTGGACTCGCTGAACGGCTCCTCTATCCCCGGTACGAACAGCGGCAAAAAAACTTCGCCTTCTTTTCTTTCTTTCGCTTTCTTTATTTCCTCAACCACGACTTCTGCCGAACCCATATTGACTTCAGGTTGGGGTTTTGGCGAATCAAAATCAGAGACTTCTTCCGGCGTATATGTACCAGCCACGCATCCCGGATAAACGGCTCTGATGCCCTCTGATATAGTTCTAGCTCTGAGCATGGCTCTAGGATACTTATGCCATCCAGAACCCGGTTTAACCAACCCGATGTTCTTTCCCATCTCGATAGTCCAAGTGACACTAAGACTGCCACCGTTCGGATGTGAAAAAACTCCAGTAACTTTTTCATCTGTGTAATCCTTCCACTCTACTTTGCCGCCAGCGCTTTGAAAACGAGCAAGCATACTGTCTGCGCGTAAAGTTGGTCTGCCTTGCACAATGTGATAATCCCTTGCCGCCAATGCAGGGTGATAACCTTCTGCTTGTGCTATCAACATCAAAGCCATTGCTTCGTCGGGTGTCTTAACACCAAATAAATTTGATTTAGCAATTGCGATTGCCATACGTTCTATGTCTGCAACTGGAACTAAGTTACTCATCTCATCCCCTTATTTAAGTAAGAACCTGCGTGAACCATTAACTTCAACTACAAACTTTTGATAAACGTCTGGCATAGCTTGTTTAAACAAATCGCTTGAGAACTTCATGCTTGCTTTAGAGTTGCGCCACGTAACGAGCGTCTTTCCATCCACGCTAACGAGCGAACCTTTCGCACCCATGTATTCCCGTATCGCAACTTCAACCTTCTCCGCTTCTGTTTCAAGGATTTTGATTCGTGCCTTGTACTCTTGAAGAACAACGCAAGCCTGTTCAACCGCACCTGTTGCAGTTGCGACTTCCTCACTTGAAGTAGGCCAGATAAGCTTGGTTGACTCAACATCACTAGCTTGCGGCTCGGCATTCGATACAACAATTGCCCAAAGCTTTGCCATCGTTTGAACAAGCTCATCCTTCATTTCCTGAGTAATGTTGAAGTGGAAGGTTCTGAACTTCTGTCCACCGAACAGGACTGCAAGGTATATCTGCTCCACGTTATGACAAGCCGCTTCGTGTACGAGTTGCGCCATATCAGCAGCAGGAACCATGTTTGTTTCTTCGTCGAACTTAGACAGAACGCCAGCGTTGTAGTTTTTGCATTCAACGAGTATTCGTCCATCTGCACTGATGTAGTCAAAATGAGATTTAAGCCACGGTTCAGTCTTATGCGAAAGAACATAGTCAGCGTCCTTGAGTTCTATCTTGTGCTTGTCTTGGAACAGTCTGGCAATGGTTGGCTCCATCACCTTACCCATCTGTACTTCTTCCACTTCAGATAGATCAGGCGGCTCCTTCTTTCCCTGCTTAACTAGGATAGCGTCAGCAGCCCTACCATTAGCTGCAAGGCGACTGTCACTTGACCACCATGCAGCATTACGTACCTCTGGTGCAAAATCATCTGTGTTTACGCTTGTCATGTATTTTTCTCCATCAATTTGGCTTGAACTAAACGACCAAGGTTATACTTCTTGCCTTCATGGTTTTGCCCATAAATATCCAACATTTCATCATCCGTTAGTCCTACCCACTCTTTCTTTTGTGTACCAATTACTTGTGCGCTTTGTGCCCAACTTTCTGGTACTGCTTTCTTAAATCCAACTCCTAACGTCCAATCCTCTTGTGGTTTTATAGCTGGCAGCGGATTTGTAGTTAGTCCTTGGTCTTCTTTTGGTTGCGGCAATCCTGAATACAAAGGCCAGTTATCAATTGTTGGTTCGGGTTTAATCTTTCTTTCACTTGCTCGACTCATCATTTCTAATGCGTTCTTCAAACGGTGAAGTTCAATCTCAACTTCTTTAAGCTTTCCTATTGCTGCAAATGTTTTATCCATTATTTGATTCATTGCAAATCCCCCCTAATAGGTTGCAGTATGTGGTCGGCAATCTCTTGTCTATCCACACCTGTCATATCTAATATCGTTGATAGCAGTATTAGAGTGGCTGCTCCCCATCCTGCTAGGTCATCACCGAATTCATCCTCTAGGACTGCTGTAAGCCTTCCTATCGTGCGATCAAGGTCATCTTCGTTATAAGGTAGGGGCTTCACGCATAGCCTCCTCAAGCTCTTTTAAACGCTCTTGTCGGTCGCTCTCTGCTTCTCTGTTTAGAACGAAAAGGGTACCTTTATCGCCGCAATGGTCTGGCAGTTGTGTGCGTCTCTCTGCGTGACAGTAAGGGTATTCAGCGTTACCAGTAACTAAATCAACTGTGGTTAGCTTGGGGTGTATGCAGCGGTCACGTTGACCGTGAGGTGTGCCGTAGAAGGTGCAATCAACACACACTTTAATGTCTTTTAAATATGTCATTCCTAATCTCCCTTTAGGGTTGTCTAATTTAGTAGCAGTTGGTTGTGCAGTTGTTACCGTAGCAGCAGGTACTACAATTTACGCAACGTCCTGTCTGGTCGCAATAGGTGTGATATGTACATGATGCGTACACAAATGGGGCAGTAACAGCCAACCACAAAGCGAATAGATACTTCATAAATCCTCCTAGTTGTAATTTAAAAAGATACTGCAAACGCAATGTAAATGATTAGCAGATTATTGTCTATGAATAATAATTATGGGTTTTCAGATAGCAATAGGGACTATCTATCTGTGGATAACCTGTGGATAACTTTGATCTGGCATGGTTCTTGATATATATAAAGTCTATGAATAGTTCTTTATACAAAGAACTATCGACTATTTTCTTTATCTCAATAGAAAAACATATAATAGGTGCTTAAAAATTAAGCAGTAACATTTACTTAACTTTTTTTACCTTTGGAGTTTTGAATCCCATAGCTCTGAACTTAGCTCTCAGGTCTGTACCTGCCGCTGATGTGTAAGCAAACTTCTGATCTAGGATTGATGTGGGCTTGGGGGTTTGGGGCTTTAGCCTTTTGGGTCTCGCGCTTGGCTGCGCGTCCGGTTGTGCCAGCGGAGTGACAGCGTAGAGTTTCTTAGGAGTGGACATGAATCCTCCAGAGTAGGGTTTAAACGCGCATACGGGCGCGTAGGACTGAAAATTCAGGCGTGGGAATAGAAAGATACCATCCCACCCTGAAAACGTCTTAGAAGGGCTTTAAAGCAGTGATGTTAAAACAGCAGCAGAATTAGTCAATTGATTGCGTTTATCTAAAAAGTAATGCTTTTCATCTACTGGGCAATGGTTAGATAACATTGTGAAAGCAGTAGCCCCTTCAATTAAACAATCAATTATTTGCTGCAGATCAATAGTTGGATCAATAACAAAATTATCAGATTCGTTATTTTCTTGTGAAACAATAATGCTTTCTTTAAGCTTACCCATAACAATCCCCTTAGAATTGATTTAAACGCCGTTTAAGGCGATAAAAAAGGCTAGCCTATACTAGACTAGCCTGAATAAATTAAACGTCTTAAATTAAGCTTAAAAGCTTTCCCCTAGAATCTTCTTTCCAAGTTGCTAACCAATGACGAAAGTGTAAATTACTTGGTGCATCATCAAAATCTAGTTCTTCCCAACCATCATCGCCATCACTCATTTGTTCATTGAAAACAAATAACCAATAGGTAAGCAAAGTATTTTTCCTATTAAATTCGCAATCTGCTAGACCATGCTGCTCAATTTCTTGTAATAAACTCATGATAATCCCCTTATTTAGCGTCAACCCACTTTTCAATTTTGGAAACTGCAACTACGTTATTAACTTGATTTTCTAACAAATTAACTACACCTCTGCGAGTGATGGATTTTCCATTCTTGCCACGAATCCAAGTAGATTTTAAATAGTGTTCATTATTTTCAGGATTGAAAGTCTGATAAGCAACAGAGTAGGCGTATTTAGTCATAATAATCCCCTATGTTATAAAGAAAGTAATTTTGACATTGCAAGTGCTGACATAAATCCCCCTAAACAGATTAAACGTCTTATACGGTCATTAAATCAATTTCGAATTCAGTCCATAAATTACGTGCTAAATTGTAAATATGGTTATTTGCTTCAATAGAATCTATTCCGAATCTATCTTGAATCTTTTCAAAACCTGATTCATGGTTATTCATCACGTCATTCAGAATAGTCGCTAAAGCTTCTTTGATATCTTGATTCATAATTAACCCCCTATTTCATCACTACGCTATAAATAAAACCTTCTTGTGAATTCAGCATTTCTTGCATTAGTTCTGATCTTTCTTTAACAATTACCTGAAACGAATCTGGAATTACTGATAATTTGCTTCTGATTATTCTTTCGGCTTGCTTTGCATTAGTAGCAAAACCGATAATTTCACGATGATTAAATATAGGTTTTTTCATGGTTATTTCCCCTAAACAGACAATAAAAGTATAAAAAAGCAATACATAATCAGGAAACAAAAAGCACCTGCAATCAATTCAAGCAATGTTTTAAGCATGGTTATCCCCTTATTTCTTCGTTAATAACCTGCTCGATATATCTAAAATCGTGCTCTATCAGGTTATTGGTTGCATTGGCTACAGTTGCATAAAATCCAGCCCTTGCGTTTACTGCA